GATATTCATACGCTGACCTCCCGACTATCTTTGAAAAGATTAACCCTTTACTAAAAAAACATGGCCTAGGCTTCATGCAGCATTTAGGAACTAAAGAAGGCGTTAATTATATTGAAACAATTATCTTTCATATTGACAGCGGGGAAAAAGTATCTAGCGAGGTTGCTATGCCTTACGTACAATTAAAAGGCATGAACGACTTTCAGTCTTTCGGCTCAGGAGTTACTTACTTCCGACGTTACGCTTTGAGTTCAGCTTTAGGACTTGTGACAGACGTAGATAACGATGCAGCGGGGGAACAAGAAAAGAAAGTAGTTAAGAAAGCTAGTTTAACTTCTGCTCAGTTTAATAAGGCGGTTAAAGCTATTGCAGACGGAACCTATACAAAGGAGGAACTTATAGAGAAGTTCGAGTTAACAAGTGAACAAACTAAAAGCTTACAACAATGAATAAATACTATTGTCATGCTTCGGGGGTTGGGAAGATAATGGCTAACCCTCGCACAAAGTCGGAGTTCTTAAGTAAGACGGCTAAAACTGCTGTAGAAGAGCAATTTTTATACAACGAGTTCGGTATTAAAAAAGACTTCTCTAACCGATACACTGAAAGGGGTACAAACCAAGAGGACGAAAGTATCTTATTCTTTTCAAAGGTTACAGGTAATTTCGGAGTTCAGAAAAACGAGGAACGATTTAAAAACGATTACTTTGTAGGAACTCCCGATATTATTACTGAGGATTCTATTATAGATATTAAGACTAGCTGGGATGCTACTACGTTTCCTTGGTTTGATAGCGAGCTACCTAACAAAGATTATATGTACCAGCTTTTGGCGTACATGGACTTAACAGGAAAGCTTAACGGCTACGTAGCCTACTGTTTAATTAATCATACCGAGGATGCTATACAGGACGAGATAAGGAGAGAAACGTGGAAACTAAAAGCTATTGACCCTACAGACGAGCAAGCCTTAGAGATAGAGCAGAAAGTTAGAGATAAGATGCAATACGATAGAATACCTGAGAATTTAAGAGTAAAGATATTCGAAGTAGAGTACGACGAAAACACGGTAAACAAAATGAAAGAAAGAGTAGAAGAGTGTAGAGAGTATTATGCTATGCTTGAGAGTTCAATTAGTAAATTAACAAAATAGATATGGAAACAATTTTTGCAGACGGTTTAATCGTTAAAAAGAATGAGAATGCGCCCGACTTCGTGTTATGTAATTTAAGCGTAAAGGTCGAAGAGTTTGAGAAGTTTATGAAGGCTAACAGTAAGAACGGCTGGGTTAACTTAAGTGTATTAATGGGTAAAAGTGGCAAGCCTTATGCGAAGCTAGACACCTACGAGCCAAAAGAGGAAACTGTAGCACAAGCGGTTCAGCAAAGCGACGATTTACCTTTTTAATATGAAAAAAACAGAAGTACTTAAAAAGCTAGACGAGTTAGTCCCTCAGTTAAGAGATGAGGTTAAGTGGACTAAGATAGAAGCAACTGCTGCTGTAGTTCAAACGTATCGACAATTTAGACACGTGGCAAAGCTTCAAGGCTTACATGAAAGCAATGTAAAAAGGAGATGCGAAAAGTTTATTCTGAGTTATGAGAAATAATGTTATCTTTGTCGTGTTTCATGGTTTAGTTTTAATGTTTAGGGGGAAGTTTAACGACTTCCCTTTTTTTATTTATATTTGTCAGCATGGAAACAATTTACACCCAGCATAGCAAATGGGTTAACATAGTTAAGAACTTGGGAGGCGGGGACTTCTCAGAGGACATAGTACAGGAGATGTACATTAAGCTTATGAATATCGAGCTTAAAAAACAAACTGCAGATACTTTCGTATATTATATATTACGTAACATGACTTACGACCTACACAGGAAGCAAAGTAAAGTATGCAAGATAGATTTAGAAGAGCTGCGTTATTTATGCGCGGAAGGTAGCGACAGAAAAGAGGAACTAGAAAAGATACACGAAAGAATAGAAGAGGAAGTAGAGAGCTGGCACTGGTACGACGAGATGCTATGGAAACTATACAAGGACGGTAGAAGCATGAGAGAACTGAGCAACGAAACAAAGATAAGTTTAAGCTCAATCTTTCACACTATCAAAACTTGTAAGGAGAGAATAAGCGAAGCAGTAGGAGAAGACTACGAAGACTACATAAACGAGGACTACGAAAAGATATGACAACAGGAAAAGCATTTAAGATAATAGACGACTTTATAGAAAAGTACCCTGACTATGAAGAGATAATTTTAAGCAAGGACATCTACACCAGGATAGGACTTGACGAATACAAGGAACGCAAATTAATAACAAGCCCTTACATACCTAAAAGAAGCGTATACGGGGTTAAACTAGAAGACAATGGAGAAGAATAACGAATACTACGAGAACTTAGACAAAAGAACTAAGGAGTATAAAGAATGGAAAGAACGATTCAACGAGGCAAACGAGGAAACCTCCGAGGGCCTAGGTGACACTATAGAGAAAGTAACAGAAGCTACAGGAATAAAAAAGCTAGTTAAGTTTATAGCTGGTGACGACTGCGGATGCGACGACAGAAAGGAGAAACTCAATAAGATATTCCCTTATAACAAACCTGAGTGCTTAGAAGAGAATGAATACAACTATCTATCAGACTTCTTTAGCAAGCCTAAGACAATGATTAAACCCGACGAACAGAAGGAACTCGTAAAAATATATAACAGAGTTCTACACTACGACTTTAAGCCTACAAGCTGCGGAAGCTGTTTTAGGGGCGTACTAAACAAACTACAAACTCTTTTTAATCAATATCAATGATGTATTATTACATAAAGTTCAATAAGTCAGTAGGAGACATGGACTTAATGCGAGAGGTAATAGAACACGTAAAACACGGACAGTATATAATTGACTTTGTAGAACACTTAGAAGACGACCTAGACGTGGAAATAATAGACATAGATAGAGAGCAGTTCGATATGCTTTTAAATATGAATTGAAAGTTAAAATAACACAAAATAACATGCCATTTAAGAAAGGAAACAAGGAGGGTAATGGTAGACCTAAGGGAGCAGAAAATAAGCTCACTAAAGAAGCGAGAGAGATATTTATAGAAACTTTAGAGGGGCAAGTGCCTAACATAGAGGATGCGTTCAAAAAAGTACTAAAGGAAAGCCCTAGTAAGTACTTAGAGTTATTCGCTAAGTATGCTCAGTACTTCGTGCCTAAGAAAACAGAAAACGAGGTAAAAGGGGAACTAACTACTAACTTTGATTTTAACGACGCTATCAAACGCCTAAGAGGTGATAAATAAAAAATACTTAGTCTTAGATAGTGATAGCCGTTACTATATTGTAACAGGTGGACGTGGCTCGGGTAAGTCTTACGCTATTTCTACGTTACTATGTTTATTAACTCAACAGGTAGGGCATGTTATTCTTTTTACTCGTTATACTTTGCGTTCAGCTGGCGTATCTATTATTCCCGAGTTCTTGGAAAAAATAGAGTTTTTAGGAATGGAAGACGTTTTTCATATAACAAAAGACGAAATAATTAATAAGCAGTCGGGAAGCCGTATATTATTCAGAGGTATTAAGACCTCAAGCGGAGACCAAACAGCTAACCTCAAATCTTTGCAAGGGGTGACAACTTGGGTACTTGATGAAGCAGAAGAGCTAACCGATGAGGAGACCTTCGATAAGATAGATTTATCAGTAAGGGCGAAAGGAATACAGAACAGGGTGATATTAATAATGAATCCTAGCACAAAGGAGCATTGGATATATAACCGATTCTTTGAAGTAAGAGGAATACAGGAAGGGAGCAACGTCACAAAGGGGGACACTACTTACATACACACAACCTATTTAGACAACTTAGACAATCTCAGCGAAAGTTATATTAATCAAATAGAGAACATCCGCACACGAAGACCTGAGAAGTTTAAGCATCAAATACTAGGAGGTTGGCTTGACAAAGCAGAGGGCGTTATATTTAGCAACTGGACGATAGGCAATTTTCAACAGGTAGCACCGAGCGTATTTGGGCAAGACTTCGGCTTTAGTGCAGACCCGACTACTTTAGTAGAGACAAGCATAGACAAGGCAAACAAGAAAATATACATAAAACTTCATTACTATAAGCAAGCGTTAACGACTTCGCAAATAGCAGAACTAAACAAACGATTTGCGGGAAGCAGTCTAATAGTAGCAGATTCAGCAGAGCCTAGGTTAATAAGCGAGCTAAGCGTAAGTAATAACATAGTGCCTACAATTAAGGGGCAAGGCTCAGTAACTTACGGTATAGCATTGCTTCAAGACTTCGATTTAATTATAGATGAGGGCAGTACCGACTTAATCAAGGAACTCAACAACTACTGCTGGCTAGAAAAGAAAAGCAGCACGCCTGTAGATAAATACAACCATGCTATAGACGCACTACGCTACGCGGTAAGCTATCAACTAGAGAACCCGACAAGGGGAGAATATCATATAAGGTAGGTCAACTTAAGAAATGGGAGGGGAATAATGTTAAGTGCATAGCAGCTAAGTTAACTAGCTACCCCTCTCACTACCGACTTAATACAAAAACACAATTAAACGTATATAATTTATGAAAGTTAAGATACAACTTCCTGAGAGCTTAAGAGAAATAACGCTTGCACAATACCAGCACTTTTTAGAACGTGCGAAAGGTTTAGAAGAGAACGAGCTAAAGGCGTTAATGATTGAATGCTTTTGTTTGATACCAGCAGACAAAGTAAAGCTGATAGAACGTGCTTCTGTAGAGGAGGTATGCTTACACCTAGACAACTTATTTATACAGGAGAAAAGTCTAGTAAACAAGTTCGAGTTAAAGGGGTTTAAATTTGGTTTTGTGCCTGACTTAGATGCTATGACTTTCGGAGAGTATGTAGACTTGGATAAGTACATAGGAGACTGGGGTAATATGAATAGAGCAATGGCTGTACTATTCAGACCTATAGGAACTGAGATAAAGGAGGAATACAAAATAGTAGACTACGAAGGGACGGATGAATACGCGGAACTAATGAAGCTCATGCCTTTAGATATAGTGTTGGGCGCACAGGTTTTTTTTTGGAATTTAGGAAGCGAGTTACTAGCAGCTTTACCGAATTATTTAGAGAAGGAGGGGAGGGCGATTATTCAACTAGGGCGCAGTTCGGGAGAAAATGGGGATGGTATAGCTCAATCTATCAACTCGCTAGAGGAGATGTTAGGAACTTTGAATCAGTCACTAAACTCCGACTTTCAACAGCTCTTACCTACCTCACTTTTGAAAGCGAGAAAAACAGAATAGAAACAAACGAGATAAAGAAACAGTTTAAAAGATGACAGCATACTACGACATACTAACAACTATTAAGGCGCAGCTAGACGCTGATGTATTCGTTAACACGGTAACTCAGGGAGATATATTTGACGTTGACTTAAGCAAGCAGACTATTTTTCCTTTAAGCCATATAATGGTGAACAGCGTAAACAGGGAAAGCAACACCTTAAGGTTTAGCGTTACTGTTATGTGCATGGATATAGTAGACAAAAGTAAAACCGAGACTACAGATATATTTAGAGGAAACGACGACGAACAGGACGTATTAAACACTCAGTTAGCTGTAGCACTTCGTATGCTTGAGATATTCGACAGAGGAGACAACGTAAGAACTTTTAGAATAGATGGAGACCCTACAATAGAGCCGTTCACAGAAAGGTTTGAAAATTACTTAGCGGGCTGGGCTGTTACCTTCGATATTTTAGTACCTAACGATATGACTATATGTTAAGTGATGAAGTAAAAATAGAGCTTAGTAAATTCGCTAAGGCGGTAATTAAGTCAAGCCGTA